AGCGTTCCCCGAGCGGCTGGAAGTCCGACGGCTCCTGGGCTCGCCGGTACGGTCGCATCCGCGGCCTCGGTGAGTTCCTCCGGAGCATCGACGTCCCGATCGCCGGCGCACTGGGGCGGATGCTCGGACGGTTCCTCGCTGCGACGGGCGACGTCTTCGCCCGCCGCCAGCTCCACGTCACGATCTACACCGAGCAGCGCGACGGGAGCACGCGGCTCCACCTCTACGCTCACGACGAGCCCAACTCGCTGAACCCTCTGACCGCGTGGCGTCACTACGTCGCGAAGAGCTGGAACGCCGAGCGCGGCGTCGACGAAGTCCGCGACGTCCTCGACGAGCAGGGCGTCCAGTACTCGACGTCGAAACCCTCCTGATCGAGCGATGGACCTCTCCGGCTCCCGACGGCAGCGAGCGCGGAAGCTCTCGCGGAAGATCGCGAGCTCCCCCGTGCTCCCCGTCCTCGGCATCACGAAAGCCGTCATCGACCTCTCCCTCCCGGCGCCGAAGGACGGCGTCGACGACGCCACCGACACCTCAGACACATGACCGAGATCCTCGTCGAACCGGACACCACCGCCGCCCAGCTGCGGCAGTACGTCCGCGACAACCCCAGCGTCCGCAAGGACGAGTACGACTACGACGACGTCGACGTCGACCCCGTCCAAGGCGCGTGCTACCTCCTCGCGGAGGCGTACTTCCACGCCACTGGCGATCGCGAGACCTACGACGTCTACCGCCTCGACTGGAGCGACGTCGACCCAGCCTACGAGGGCGCGCACTGGTTCCTCCGTAAGGACGACTCCGTCATCGACCTCTCACTCCCGACGCCCGACGACGGCGCCGATGTTCCGTGGGACCAAGCCCGACACCGCGCCTTCATCACCGGCTACACCCCGTCGAACCGCACGCAGAGCGCGCTCGAGGCGCTCGGTCTCGAGTCCTGAAAACAAACTCAACCTCATGGGAGCACCAGACGAGTTTCATCCAGAAGCCCACGAAAGGGCCAAGGAGATCACCGGAGAGCGCCGCTACGGCGAGTGGGGGCAGTGCATCGGTACAGCCAAATCTCACGGTGGCCGGTGCGGTGGCTACGCGCAGGGCCCGCATGGAAAGTGCAGCATCCATGGCGGCGACGAGGACTCCGGAGCTCCGGAAGGGAACTCGAACGCCGAGGGGAACGCTGGCGGCGCCGCTCCAGAGGAGAACACGAACGCGGTGACCCACGGCGCGTACGTCGAGTGCAACTCCTACTACCAGAACGTTCTCGGCGAGCAGATGCAGGAGTTCGTCGACGACGTCTTCGAGGACTACCTTGAGCAGTACCGCGAACTCCACGGCGATCCACCGCTGGGGATCGAGTCCGAACTGTTCCGGATCTCGGTCACCCACGCGAAGGACATCGGGCTCGACCGGTGGGCGAGCGAGAAGCCCGACGGCCTCGAGAGCGGGCATCCGCTGGTCGACAAGGAGACGAAACTCGTCCCGATCGGCGAGGGGATGGTGGAGACGGAGCGCTCGTTCCGGGAATCGGTCGTCCTCACCGCCCAGAAACGCCTCTCGAGTGACCGCAGACAGTGGCTCAAAGACCTCGGGCTGCTGGAGGACCCCGACAGTCAGCAGGCGCAGGCGACGCAGACGCTCGCCCAGGTGATCAACAGTGAGTAGCACGACTCGTGGCGACTTCGCGCCCGGCCTCGACGTCCCCGCCGACGACGGTCGCGTCCACGGGACCGACATCAACCCCGAGGAGCTCACCCAGGAGGAGTTCCAGGACATCCTCCCGGAGCTCTCCCGGCCCGAGCGGATGCAGCTCCTGTTCGGGTTCGAGCCGTTCGACTACCAGCACGATCTCCTCGAGCACACCGACGAGCACGACATCGTCCGTGTCGCCATCCAGCCCGGCCGGCAGGTCGGGAAGACGCTGACCGGCGGGGCGCTCGCCGCCGACGACGCGGCGACGAACGAGGGCGAGGACACGATGATCGCCGCGCCCTTCCAGGAGACGGCCGACGAGATGATGCGGGAGGCGAAACGCCTCCTGCGGATCGCCGACCAGCGCCTCGAGGCGGTCGGCCTCAGTCTCGGCTGCCCCGAGGAGGACCGGAACAAGCGCGAGTGGGAGTTCACGCACGGCGGCCGCCTGCTCTCCCGCACGCTCGGCGTCGACGGCGTCGGGCAGCGCGGGAAGAACCCCCAGTTCGTCATCGTCGACGAGGCCGCGTACGCGCCGGACGCCATCTACGAGGACGTCATCGAGCCGTTCTTCCTCACCCACGACGAGTACACCTACGTCCTCACGTCGACGCCGGCGGGCGACGCCGGCTACTTCCACGAGAAGGTGGAGCTCGACGACGACTGGCACAGTCCGTACTGGCCGTCGGCGCTCTCGCCGCTCGTCGATCCCGAGTGGCTCGCGGAGAAGCGCGAGAAGACCGAGGCCCGCACGTTCCAGCAGGAGTATCTCGGGCAGTTCATCGGGAGCTCGGATCGGTTCTTCAAGCCGAGCCTCGTCGACGACGTCTCCGACAACGACGCCAGTGCGCGGAAGCGCGACCTCACCGTCCTGGCGGCCGACCTCGCCCGGGCGGGGAACGACCGCACGGTGATCGGCGGCATCGACTCCCGGGGCGTCGCCGAGGTGTTCGTCTCCGACCGCGACCTCTCGCTGACGGAGGCGACCGGCCGGATCGTCCAGCTCTACGAGGACCACGACGTCCCGACGGTCGTCGTCGACGAGACGGGCCTCGGCGCCGGCGTCGTCGAGATGCTCGAGTCGGAGATCGGCGAGCACGCCGTCGAGGGTGTGAAGTTCACCATCGAGCGCAAGCAGTCGCTGTACAACGGCCTGAAGTCCGACCTCGAGAACGGCGACCTCACGCTCGCCCATCACGCCCGCCTCGCTCGCGAGCTGAAGAAGCTCACGTACTCGCTGACGCGCGGGGGGAAGACGAAGATCACGCATCCGGACAACGGCCACGACGACCACCCCGACATGCTGGCGCTCGCCGCCTACGGCCGCCGCGAGGACCAGGACACGGTTCAGGTCCACTTCACGTCGGGCTCGATGCCCAGCCAGAACACCATTCGATAATCATGTCTACGACACCATCCTCGCGACCGATCCGTGGCCGCATCGAAGCCCTCACGCAACGGCTGTCCCAGACCGTCGAGACGGTCACCCGCAACTCGAGAATCTTCATCGAGAGCGGCGACGTCGACGACCTCAACCCGCCCGAGGACATCGACGAGTACCACCAGCTGTACCGCGAGATCGGGATCATCCGCGCGAACCTCAACCAGTTCACTCGCGACGTCGTCAAGCCGGGCGTTCGGATCGAGGCCGACGACGACACCACGCAGGCCTACTTCATGGGCGAAGCCCCCGAGGACGGCGAGGTACCGGACTTCGCTCCCGAAGGGGGCTTCCTCGAGAACTGCGCAGTCATCGCCGGCGAGAAGCAACAGCCGTTCTATCCGTATCTGAAGGTCGACATCCTCCAGAAGTGGACGAAGGGAACGACGCTCAACGAGTACCTCAAGGCCGAGGACAAGATCGATGAGAAAGACGCGCGGATCACCGGGTTCAAACACATCCGCCCGGAGACCGTCAGCGCACGCACTTACGCGAACCAGAACATCCTGCTGGATCCCGAGGACACGGAGACGGCCGAAGAGGACGAGGTCACCAAGCGTGACGAGGCTGCCGCCTACGTCCAGTTCGACGATCAGTCGATCGTCGGCCAGCGCAACGACGGAATGGACGAGGACGAGGTCTACCTCTCCCAGAACGACGTCCTGAAGCGGACGCTCGATCCGGACATCGGTGGCGACGACGCGACCGAGGAGGGCATCTTCGGGACGTCGGCGATCGAAGCCTGCAGCGACGACGCCGAGGAGTACCGCGATATCAAGCGCGACCGGGCCGTCGCGATCAAGAAAACGGCCTACGGCGTCTGGCTCGTGGAGTTCGACACCGAGGTCACGGAGCTCCCCGGGAGCAACGAGGCGATCGTCGAGACGTGGGACCAGGACGAGCAAGACGAGTGGGTCAACAACGTCGACGCGCTCGAGGCCGGCGGGATAATCGGCCACGACGGTTCGATCACTCCCGACCAGTGGGAACCGACGATCCCGGAGCTCGACGGCCCGCTCGAGCACTACGTCGCGGACATCCTCGCGCCGCTGCCAGCGCCGAAGTACACCACTGCGTTCGGAGAGTCGATCGCGAACCACGTCTCGGATCGACAGGAGAGCTCCTATCAGGACAGTATCATCGAGGAGCGTCGCGACGCCGAGCGCGACTGGACCCAAGCGTTCCGCGCGGTCGCCGAGCGCCATCCCAAGCTGGAGCCGTCCGGCCTCGAGGTGAAGATCGCGCCGAAGGAGAGCGACAACCCGATCGCGACGCTGGACGACGCCGAGATCGAGAAGATGGAGCAGTTCATGACGGCGCTCAACGAGGGACTCGGAAACGTCCCGATCGACGCCGTCCTGGACCTCGAGAAGTTCCTGCAGAAGACGATGGATCTTCCCGAGGAGGTCTTCGTCGACGGCGAGGTCGACGTCGACGAGTCGGCCCCGGACATCCAGGACATGGTCGGCAACATGCCCGACGAGGCCGCCGGGGAGGCTGAGGACTGATGAGTGCCGCCGCCAGCGCCGACGCCGGCGTCCCAGAGCAGACGTCGGCCCACGAGCGCTACCTCGAGCGGGCCCGGAACCGGGACGAACCGTCTCGGACGAAGTCCATCCGGCAGCGCTACGCCCAGAAGCTCCGGGGGCGGCTGGCAGACATCCGCTCGGCGCTCCGAACGGGGATCGTTGAGAACGACGCACTCGGACTGCAGACTGAGGCGCTCGTCGACGCGCCCACGACGCGGCAGTTCGAGTTCACTACTGACCCGCAGAAGGTCGACGCGGCGCAGCGCTGGCTCGAGAAGCAACTTGAGAATGAGGTCCTCACCGAGTACGGCGGCGAGAACCAGTACATCGAACGGTCCTACCTTAAGGGCCTCGAGGACGCCCAACGTGAGCTCGGGGCACTAAACGTCGGCAGCGGTGAGGCGGCGGCCGGCGCGTCGATGCGGATGCCCGTCCACCAGGAGCAACTCGAGCAGCTCTACTCGCGGAACCTCGAGGAACTCCGTGGGCTGACCGATGACATCGCGAGGGACGTCCGCCGAGAGCTGACCGACGGCCTCGCGAGCGGTGACGGACCGCGCGAGGTCGCCCGCGGCGTCTCGGATGTCCTCGGAAAGGTCGAGGATGGCACGCCTCGAGCGGCGATGAACCGGGCGACGATGATCTCCCGGACGGAGCTGATGAACTCCCACAACTGGGGACGGCTCAAGGAGTGGGAGCGAGCCGGCGTCAAGAAAGTCGACGTCCTGCTGGCGAACGACGCCTGCCCGCAGTGCCAGGCCTACGCTGCCGGAGCTCCCTACGAGGCGTCGGAAGCCTACGGCAACCTGCCGCAGCACCCGAACTGTAGATGCACCCACACGGTCTGGACAGGAGACTGACCGACTACCGATGACCCCGCCGGGGCGAGGCCCTCCCGGCATGGACTTTTCACACCCACATCATGACCTACGAGATCTTGAGCGACGGCGCGGGCGTCGCTGCCGTCGCAGCCGAACCGACCGACAACCAGCTTCCGGTACATGGCGTGCTCTTCGGGCCCGACGACGTCACGACCGGCCTCACCGGTCAGCGAACGCGCTGGCCGGCGGACATCCTCGAGCAGATGGCCGAGGACGGCGTCTTCGAGGGGAAGCCGCTGACGATGGCCGACTCGCTGGATCCCGAACAACACGTCGGCGTCACGATGACCGACGATGGGCCAGCACTGACCGGCGCGGTCTCGATGGACGAGAAGGTCGGCGAGATCACGGCGACGACGTTCGACCCCGACACCGGACTCCTTTTCGAGGGGTTCGTCGCCGACTGGGAGGCCGAGGAAACGGTCGAGACTGGCCTCGCCCAGATCTCACCGGTCGTGATCCGGGAATCCGAACTCGTCGAGGGCGATGAGGGCGACCCGGACGCACTGTATGAGGTGACCGACGTCCAGAGCGCTCGAGACGTGGCGCTGGTCGCCGACGGTGCCGTCCCGTCGAACGAGATCAACGTCGGCCCGTCGACGGCGATCGGGCACCAGGCCGCGGAGGCCTTGTCGGCTCACTACGGCGTCGATGTCGAAGCACTGGCGAACGATCACCCGGGCGGCGATGACGGCCACAACGGCGGCGACGGCCAGAGCACCCCGGCCAAAGACGACCCACTAATCATGGATCTAACAGATAAAGA